ATCAATCAATTCCCTTAGAATCCTACCTTGATTGGCTGAAAGTGCTGCATCTGTAGCCGTACTGGTTAAAGCATCTACTATAGTAATACTACCACTTCCACCAGAAGCACCTGCACCATAGGCTGAAACTTCCTTCTCACCGATAACATTTACTTTAACCTTCAAATCTCCATTGGAATCAAAGTAAAAAGCTTTATTCCAGTTAGTTACTACACCATCCCAATTAGTAACCTTAGCAGATGTTATTCCATCCAATACAGACTTATTAGAATGTGTATGCTTCTTATTATTAGCATCATTCCAGTTAGTTCTTTCCGTACTGGTAATATGTGATGTTGTGTTACTTGTATGTGCGTTAAAGTCTGTAGAACTAACTGCACCCAAACTAGATAAAGTAGGATAAGCTGGTAAACTAATAACATTGCTAGCAGCATTATAAGCAGTATTACCTACCTTAACCGAACTGGCATAATTATGTGTATGTTCAGAAGGTGTAAAGGTGCTAGGTTTACCAGTAATCTCATTCCAACTATAGGAAGGTTTTGTAGATGTTATCCAACTAGGTTTATCGGTTATATCTTCCCAGCTAGAAACAGCACCTTTAGAATCTATCATATCTTTAAGGATTCTACCCATATTAGCACTTAAAGCACAGTCAGTAGCTGTACTGGTAAGTGCATCCACTATAGTTACAGTTCCAGCACCCGAAGTAGTTCCAGCACCATAAGCACTAATTTCTTTCTCGCCTATTACATTAACTTTTGCTCTTAAATCACCTGCACTATCAAAGTAAAATGCTTTATCCCATACAATTTTATCTAGCTTGTTATTCCAACTAGTAAGATTGGCTTCTGTTATCTTATCTAATGTAGTCTTGTTAGTATGTGTGTGGTTGTTCTCATTCCACTTAACTATATTGGCATCTGTAAGTGCTGCTGGCTTCCCTTCTATATTAGTCCAAGTAACCTTAGTACCATCACCATTAACCCACTTCTTAGAAGCTGCATCATACTTTAATATCTGTCCGTCTGCCAGATTGGTTAGTGTTACATCTTCCAATTTAGATAATAGTGTACTACCACCAGTTCCAGCTTCTAATATCATCTCTCTTAATATCCTACCTTGATTGGCTGATAAAGCAGCATCTACAGCTACAGAATCCAAACCATCATAAATAGTAACTGAACCTGTAGAAGTGCTTCCACCACCTGTAGATCCTTGACCATAAGCAGTAATTTCACCTTCACCAATTAAGTTTCCAGTAAACACTACCTTTGATAAATCTACAGTATAAGAACCATCACCATTATTAACAGCAGGTAGAAAGTTCCCACTTAAAGAAGAACTTCCCCCACCACCGCCAACATTAGTAACAGATACATTACTTACTTTAAGTTCACCATTACGATAGGTCTTATTTATGTTTGTCCTTATAAATTGCATATTACTTCTTCTCTATTAACCGTATTTCCTGCTTACATAATCTATAATCTGTAGTAATACTATCCACTATAAAGGTTTTATTTGGAAGATGGTTATCAGTCATAGTAGCATATACTTTAAACTTGTTCTGTAAGTTCAGATTCAGAATAGCAGAAGGTGTACTATACTGCGTTACTAGTCTATATATAAGATGCTCTTCCAGTCTATACATCTGCTTAGTAGCCTTATTATATACGTTATCCAGATAAGTAAAGCTAGTACCATTAGCACTATAGCAAACTGCACTATAGTTACATTCCTTATTATCCCAAGTACATATAGCAAATTCTTCTGAATCCATCTCATTTACAAAGTCCTCGTTTATAATGTTGCTGTATTCAGTATCAGAATCCTTATCTGCTTCCTTCTGAAAGTTCTGAACTTTAGCCTGTATATCAAAATTAGACAACCAGACTGCATCACATCTATAACTATTATCCACCTTGTGCGGATGGTATAATGTAAATGTAGGCTTGCCAATAATCACTTCATTTGTACTAGGCATCGGAATAGCATAGCCTTCACCTTCTAACCCCATATCCCAAGTAATATTGTTCTTTACTGGGAAACTTCTGTTAATACAATGGTCTGTCTGTCCTTGATTGTCAAAATAAAGCTTAAAAGTAGAATCTGTAGTAGTCCATTGTATACCATTCCAGTACATATTACCGTACTTTAACTTACAGTCTATATATAGATTGTCTGGGTTGAAATTATCATTCTTATTGCTATACCCCTGCATTATATACATCTCACCTTCCCTATCCATAAATAGGAAATTACCCTTAATAATCAGATAGGTAGAACCACCAATAAATGACACATTGGAATCATTCACAGCCAATTCAAACATTGGTCTTAACTGACCGTCATAAGTGTTATGAATATGCAATAACACATAATCGGTAAAGTTAATATCATTGTACTTCTTATTGAAGTTATCAGTCTTTTCAAAGAAAGCCTTACATATAGTTGCGCCTACCAAGTTTTGGCTTGTACCATAATTAAACGCCATTGGTTCTAATACCATATTTAATGTATTCTTATCATAGTAATAGCAAGTATAGTTCTTATGCTTTAAATACTTAAAGAAACATTTGTGCATACCACCTTTACCATCTTCATTTACTTCCTGCACATAAGACCAGCTACCACCATAGTTAGTTAAATACTTCTCATCCCAGATACTAGGTATAATGCTGTCAAAGCTGTACAGACTGTCTTTAACAGTAATCTTATTATATACATTATCTAAGGATAACTGACCACCATTTTCAACATAATCACTGGCTTCTATTTCCTTAGATTGCTGCAAAGTAACCTTAGTAGGTGTTTCTGTTCCTAAAGTAAATCTATAGTAAGTATTGATTCCATTTTTAATAGTATCATAATCCAAGAAGTAAACCTTATCACCATCAGCTACAGCAGTTACATTAAGGTATTTACAAACTTCTTCCAGAACTTCCTGCATAGTCATAGGTTCATCATCTTCATCAAAGAAGTTCTGTTCACTGATATACATCTTACTAGGTAAACAAAAGTCAGATGTAGCATTTAATTGTGTATTATCCGAAATATAGAAAGAACTATAAGCATTACATTTACTAAGCAGATGGTTTATAATCTGGGTAAAAGATACTATATCTTTCTTACCGCCTATAGTGGTGTACTTATAATACTGTAATGTACTAAGTGCATCTATGGATTCTACCTCTATTTCTTCTAATTCATTCTCATAGCCTTGACTGTATAGATTGGGTGTTACATACCCAACCCATACAATACCACTAGCACTACTAAGAACTACCTTATTCTGTTGTGCTGTACTACTATACAAATCAAACTTATAATCGTCTGTAATCATTCCTATAGTAGCACTGCTATACTTACAAGGTTTATATAGATGTGAATCAGAAGTTTCTAACTCGGTTATGAATGGTGTAGCAGATAAAGTAATGTTCTGCACTTCTCCAGAACCTATTTCCAATGTGTATAGCTTCTCATTTATATCATAGAATTGTGCTGTATATTTCATCTTACTTTAGCTGTTTTATTATTGTAATTGGCTAGAACTCCTACAAGTTCCTTGCCTCTAATCTTAAACTCTACCTGACCACCGCCAGAACCTACAGTAGTGCCGTTTCCATTAAGCAGGTTAAACAGATTCCTTTGCTGTCTATTATTAAGAATCATTTCACCAGCATTTACCCTAGCTAAGTTCATATCTCCTATAGTACTATTGCCAGCAAATATACCACCAGTACTAAAGGAAGGAATACTAGCTAAAGCTGCTACTACAGCCGCTGCTGCTGCACCTGCCAACAACCATCCTACAAACGGGGTTTGGGCTGCACTGGCTACACCACTGGCAATAGCTTCACCTTTCTTGGCTGTAGTTAATGCTACAATTTGTGGGATAGCTGCTGCTACAGCACTAATCAAATTAGCACCCCAACTTAACCAAGCTGCTGCACCTTCATTAGTCATATTGGTTACAGAACCCATAATAGAAGCTATTGCACCTAAACTTTGTGCATACTCATTATTCAGTTTGATATTCTTATTAGTAATAGGACTTTCAAACTTTGGAAGTGAAGTAGGTATTTCTGGCTTCCTAGCTACATCTGCTAAACTGCTTCTTTCATCATCCAGCTTTACATTAGGTGCATTAGGATATTTGTACTGGAACTCTATCACCCTCTTTTGTTCTGTAAGTGCATTAAGTTCAGCATTGATTCTTATCCTATCTTCATTACTAATAGCTAGGTTTAATTCCTTTCTTACAGATGCTATCTGTGCATCCAGTTCTGCTAATGAACCAGCAGGAATAACAGGCTTTACAGGTAACTTTACTTCTGTCTTATTGGTGGTAGTTCCTGTGAATACTTTAAATCCTTCCAATGATTCTACTGACTTAAAACCTTCCATCTTAGCCATACTGTTATTATATTCATTGGCAGTTTCATTATATTCTCTGGCTGTACTCTTTAATGCTGAATTTAACTGGTAATACTGCTGAATCTTTGCAGCTATATCCTTTAATTCATCATCACTATACTTTTCCAGCATAGTATGAATAATAAGATTCTGCTTCTGTGATTCAGCTAAAGCATCCTTCTGTTCCTGTGACCAGTCCTTTCTTTTAGCATTAGATTGATAGTTAGCTGTACCATTTTTAGCCCTAGATTTAACCTCATCCCTCTTAGCAGGGTCTAACAAATCCGCTTCAAATGCTTTAAGCATATCTTCCATAGTTACAGTAATATTAGCATTCGTTCTAGCTTCAACAGCTTTAGATGCTGAATTAATAAGTTCTTCCTGTAACCTAATGTTAGCTGCTTGTTGTTCCTGTAGTGTTATTCTCCATTTATCAAAGGCAGCATTCCTTTGGTCAGCAGGTGCAAACTTATTCTTAGCTATATATTGTGCATCCGCTATTTCCGACTGGCTCTTAGCACTGAATACACCATAACTAATTTGTGTGTTTCCTAACTGGTCTAATGCAGCATAAGCTTCCTTAGCCTTATCTATCATATCTCCCAGACCAGTAAGAAAGTTGGATAGATTTCCATTACCCAAGCTATAAAAGAACTCATCCACAGAAGTTTTTAAAGCAGCCATATTACTGGCTGTCATATCGCCTAAAGTCTGACTGGAATTAAGAACCTTATTAAATGCTTCTCCAGCAGTCATAGCTATACCTAGAACACCAGCAAATCTTCCTATAGTGGCTGTGATATTCCTGCCTACCTGCTGAAACTGTTGTACTTGTTGTGTGGAACGTCTTATATTATTATCGAATTGACTACTATTAAGAAGTAGTCTGGTTACTAAATCAGCCATATTTAATTGTGTATTGTATATTGTTTAGCTTTCTCTTTCAATCTCTTAATATCTTCATTACTAATAGATGTTTCTTCTGTAGTATCATTATCCCAAGTAAACTGCATTATATCAGTAGGCTTTAATTTCTTGGTACTGTTACATTGTGCAATTACATAAGCTATCATTCTAGCCTGTTCCCAGCTATTCCTGTCCTTCTTATGTAAATTGTTTATCAATGGTTCTAACTCATACATCTGCATCTTGTCTAGTACATATTCTGGGTCTAGTCCACCTTCTATTACTAAAGTTGAATATATCTCCTTAGTGGTTAGGACTTTTTTTTAGCATCTGCATTATTAGTAATAAATAGCTGTTGTTTCTCCAGTTCCTTCTTTAAGAAGTTCTGGAACTCCAGCATAATACTCATATCTTCATCTATGGATTCTATCAGTTCTTCAAAGGTTAGTGAACTGTCTGGATTATTAGCCAGTAAGACACAGTAGAAGAATAGATATTCATCTGTGATAGTCTTTAACTCAAATGCCTTACCTGTAATCTGTTCATAGATAAATAAGGCTCTAAGAGTATATTTCAGTTTGTAGTTTTGTCCTTTAATAGTCATATTAATAAGTATTAAAAAAAGAAGCCTTTACACCTCCATAACCTAGAGATATAAAGGCTCTATATTAAGCAGTAGCAGCCTTTGTAAGTGCTCCCACGCCTTCAAATGAAGCTGTAAAGGTTGCATTATCACCATTAGGTGCATTGGCTTCAAGTGCTGTAATAATAACATTACCCGAATATGTTCCAGTAGTGGCTGGCAACCATCCCCCTTCTGGCACTTCGTCCTTCTTTGTTGAATAATCTTTCTCCAAGCAGAATACAGCCTTAATAGGTGTTCTGGCTGTCAGCTTATCAAATAACTGGTCAAAAGTCATACCTTCACCATCATTAGAATAAAGGTTCTCGGTACTACAGTTCCAGCTAATCTTTCTAGCAGCCTTAGCTACCCATTTACCACCACTATCCTTAGAAGTGGTTTCTACTGTTTCTACATTTATACTTAGTTTGTGGCTTGTTGCAAATGCTATTGATTTACCATCTATAAATAGCATCAAATCACCACCATTAATTACTTGTCCTGCCATTTGTCTTTATATTGAATGTAAGGTTCTGAATGAATGTATCTTCTATATAATCCTCATCTGCATTTGTCATTCTAATATCGTGTATGTTAATACCAGAATAGTTACCCTTCTTACCTTGTAAGGCATCTTTAACCAAGTCAGCAATTTCTATAGATTCATTGTACTTATCAGAAGCTATAACCACTTCCACATAAGTATTTTCACTATATATAAACCGATCCTTACTATCAGATGGTTCTATACCTGTTCTTCTATAAACAATGAATGGAAATGTAGTACCTGTATCAGCTATTAAAGGGTAAATTTTATGTCCTACACTATCTATAATCTTTGCATCATTACTAAGGATATTATAGATAGCTTTACCTACTTGTAAACTCATCGTCTGGTTCTATTTGCTATTCTCTGAATTGACTGACTTATAAGGTTATCCATATTATCAAAGATTTCCCTTTCCTTGTTAGTTTTAGCTATCCTAAAGAAATGTGCTGCATTAATAGTACCTCTATTGGCTGCTACTCTCTGCCTTCTTATAGGATTCCGACCTCTAACAGATGCAGTATTACTACCAGTGGTTCTTCTAACTCTAGTACCCAGTTCAAAGAACTTCAATCTAAAGTCACCCATAATGTGTACCTTAGCTTCTTCTCCGTTCCTATTAGCATTAGATTTAATACCACTTATTAAGGTCTTACCATTCCACCAGTTTCTACTGGAGGCTGCTCTACCTAAAGTCTGTCTTAACTGTCTTTTAGTTTCACCTGCTAGAATACCAGCACCCTTTCTTAAAGCACTCCTATAGACCTGCCTTTGCTGTCTGCTTGTCAAATCCGCAAACATAGAAGTAACCTGTCTGGCATCTACTTCTAAGTTATTCATTTATCAATTCAGTTACTATAGTTATTGATTGCTTATATAGTTCTCGGTTAATACTAAGAATCCTGTACTTCTTTCCATTCCAAAGGATTCTCATATTCTCGTTTACCCTGTGATACAGTCTAATAGTAAAGCTTACAGTATAAGAATGCACTATTTCATTATTCTGATTCTGTCTATTACCATTGTTATAAGTAACATTAGACCTAGTACTAATAACATCTCTCCAATCAATAGAGTTAGCACCATAGCCATCTTTAACAGCTACTGCTTCCTGTATGGTAATAGGATAATGTAATGTTCCTGCTCTCATTTGATTGTGTATTTACGGTAAAGTCCTATCAGATATTCATAACTATAGGGAATCTTAACTACTGTACCATAACTAACAGGTTCTCTATTTGCATAAAGATTACCTATCATTAGTAACATAGCGTGAATTATAGCAGGTGGTAAAGTACCACCTGTTTCTAATTCATCTAAAGCTATGTCTAAGTGTTTAGATACTGAATCCTCTGCTACAGCTATTAAGTCCAGAATGTATATATCATCTGCCCTAAAATCCTCATCTACTAGCAGGTGTTTCTTTGCTTGTTCTAAAGTTATATACATAGCTTACTACTTATCAAATAGACTATAATTAGGCTTTAAGAACCTTCTTAACAAATGCTTCTGCTCTTCTAGGCTTAGCATCAAAGTAAGCATTGATAACAAGTCTTACTTTACCGTTAGCAGCTTGTGTATATGGGTCTACTGTTAAATCAATTCCACCCCATTGACCGATAACCAAATCAGCGAAATTACCGAAGATTACACCCTTACCAGCTACAGCAGAAGTAGAAAGAACTGGATAACCGTTTACCTCATTACCTTCCATCAGATACTTACCAGTATCAGTACCCTTGTCAGTAGTCTTTAAATCAGCCTTAGCAGAAGGTGAAACAATAAACTTAATATCACCTCTTACATTCTTAGCTTCCAAATCAGCTTCCATCTTAACAATATCTTTGTAAGTCACATTAGCTGCATCAGCAGTAACACCATTAAGCATACCAGCAGGTTTCTTTGCATCACCAGCTTCACTACCCAAAATAGTAGCTTCAAGTTTGTTAGCAATAGCTGAAACAATATCTCTCTTTAGCATTTCCTCAGCAGAATTAGAGTCTTGAATTAAGAATTGCTTAGATACGTCGATATAAGCAGTAAGTCTTTTAGGTTCTAGGTTTACTTCTGAGAATGTACCACCGCCATTAGAAGCAGCATCTACTTCACCTGCCCAACCTACATTTGAACCAGAATAAACAGGAATAGATACATTACCTACTAAACCAGTCATATAAGAAGCACCAGCCTGTGCTAATACTAGACTTGCTCTCAATGGCTCTAGAATACCTAACTTATCTTCTGCTACATTCTCCTGTCCTGCTGTAGCTACAGTAGCTTTAATATCACCTCTTTCCTCAATAGGAAGTACAATCTGTCCGCTATAAGACTGACCAGCCTTTCTCATTTCAGAGATACCAGCAGTTACTACTTCTTGTGCTCTCTCGTCTAATTGTCTGTTATTGGCTACATCATTGATAGCCTTTAAAAGTGAAAACTTTTCCTTCATAGTATTAGTTGTATGTGTTGTTTGTTTAAGGTTATCTTCTTCAATCTTTCTAATCTGAATATCTATATCTGCCACTTCCTTAGTAAGTGTATCAAATTCTACCTGCTCTCCTGCATTTAGCTTTCTTACTTCCTTCTCAGCACCAGATATAATTTCCTCTGCTCTCTTTTTCAGCAGTTCTTTTTTGTCTAGTAGTTCCAGTGTGTTCATTTAAGCCACCTTGTTTCTAAGTCCAGCGAAATAATCTTTTAAATCCTCGCTCTCTAAATCCTGCATCTTTCTTAATGCTACAGATGTATCTGGATATGCTTCCTTATATACAGGTGATACATCGAATAATTCTTTGAAGCTATTGATAGTTCTTAAATAGCTACCATCTTCCTTCTTAGTCCAAGTATCTTTACCGATAGTAAAGGCAAATGAAGAAGTACTAATATCACCTCTTCTAAGACCTTCTAACAGTTCATCACCTAGAGCTGTGTTAGGTGCTTCAAACCTGTATTTAAGTCCAGTTTCATCTATAGTTAATTCTAGGCTTCCAGTACCATATTTAGACCTGGCTAATATACCTCTATCCTCATTGTGATTAAGTAAACATAGTATATCAGACTTTTCCAATATACCTGCTAAGGCTGAAGGCTCTATTACTTCTGTAAAACCGCCTAAATCCCTAGACTGCTTACCGAATACTAGAGCATAGCCTTCTACTGTTCTGGAATCCATCTTTACAATTTCATTACAGTTTCTTAGTTCTCTCATTATGTTGTTATTACTCCAATAGAATCCAACCTGTATTATCTATCTGATTCTGTAATGCTGCTACCTGTTCCTTTAACAGCCTGTTCTGTTCCTCTAAGGATTCAATATACTTTCTTAATGCAGAATCATCATAGTTACTAAGTCCAGCCAGTTTCTGCTTCTCTGGTGTTGTATAATCTTCTGTAGATAACTGCTTACCTTCAACCTTATCTACCTTGTTAGCTATCCTTGCCACTTCTTGCTTCTCAGCTGTTGTGTAGTCGTTAGTAGATAAACCTTTGCCAGATACCTTATCGACCTTATTAGCTATGCCAGCCTTAATAGCAGAATCATCATAAACAGTATCAGTAAACTTAGCATTAGCAGGTACATCACATTCTACTGTATGTCCGTTTATAGTATCAGCATTACCACCGTCAGCAGGAACTTTAGTAGGAATACTATCCTTTACCTTTTTTAGTTCATCCTGTAAATCGGTCTGCTTAGTAATATCACCTTCAATAGTACCCCATACAGCATTAACTGTACTACCAATCTTGGCACTGATTCTATCCAGTTCTAATACCCCTTCTTTAGTTGCTCTCTGTAGTTCCATTACTTCAAATAATAATTAGTCTGTCCCTTTACTACCTCATCATAATAAGCATCATTAAACATAGCATTAGGACTTTTAAAGCTGTAGCTGTAATAGATTAGTCCAGATTGTAGCTTATCTAGGTCAGATGAATTTATAACTACCTTATCTATTCTATCTTCTTCCACTATACCAGTCAAATCACCACCTTTAAAACTACATTCTATAAACTCTGCTGGGTTTGTGGTGTAAAGTCTAAGTATAAATTCAGAAGTGTTTCTTACTCTAAAGGGAATGCCGTCTTTATCTTCCAACTTAATATTGAACACTAAGTCAGTTCCCTTGTAAATTGTCTGTATCATTGATTATATTGTTATTAGATGGAATGTTATTAGCAGCATTTTTAATCTCCATCAGATTCACTTGTACGAAATGGGAATCTCCACCATCTACAGCAGGTAAATCCAACTGCTTTCTAATCTCATTGGCACTAACCACACCGATATTAAACAGTGTATTGTAGTAGTTTGCTAAAGATTGTTTGTCTGCTCTTAGTAATACAGAAGTATCAAATCTTACATCTATTCTACTCCTTTCAGAAGGCTTATACAGCTTCCTTTCAAACTCTAATTCTATCTTCTCTAGTAATGGTGATAATGTATCAGTAAGAAAAGCCAGCTGGGTAGCCTCAACAGTACTATAACTGCTCTTGGATAAGTCAAATGCTTTAACTGGTGATACTCCGAAGAACCTACAAATATCAATTACATTAAACTGTCTGGTTTCTAATAGTTGTGCATCAGCAGGATTCACTGTAATAGGCTGAAAGTCCATATTACCTTCTAATACAGCTACTCCATTAGGTGTACCAGTAGTAGGACTAAAAGCAGTCTGCCAGCTAGTTTTTAAATCTACCTTCTGCTTACCAGTTAAAGTAGACTGTACTTTAAGAATACCAGCCAAATTAGCACCACCTTTAAAGAATCCTTGTGCGTGTGATTCGGAATCTGTAGCCAGTCCTAAAGTCTGTCTGGCGTGTTGTAAAGTACTAATTCCAGTAATACCATCATAACTAAAGTTCAGTATATGAATCATATTGCAAGGCTCTACAAGTCCTTTAATACCTACAACACTATATCTAATTCCGTCCTTCTGTTCAGTAATAGTAACATAATCTGGCTGTAAATAATGAAGTGCTACTGCATCTCCTTTAGCATCTCTTTCTATATAAGCATATCCATTGCCTTTAAGCAGTGTACTTACTATCAAAGTCTTTATGAAAGTAAACCTGCTCATCTTATTGTTCGGCTCTTTGTTCAGTAAGTAATAGGTAGGATGCTTAATAAACTTTTCCTTATAACCAGAATCATTAATGTAATATGGCTCTAATGGTAGTTGTGCTACCGCATCACTAATAACATCTACACACCTGTAGACTGTAGATAACAGCATAGCCTTATTAGTGGTATAACCGCCATTCATATTATACATTAAGGAATCACAGAATAACCCTCTGGTTTCCTGTTCTGGTTCTTTAATTTTAGATATTTGAAAATTCCAGTTAAATAGTTTCATATTTTTTATACCTTTGTGCGTTATTCTAAAATATCAATAATATGCACTGCAAGAAATGTGGTAAAGAAATAGCAAGCGATTCTAAGTTTTGCCAATATTGTGGGGAAGCACAAACTGGTGAAACGAATAAGAAAATAGTAATCCAGATTCCAGATATAGAAGTTAAAACTAATCCTAAATGGAAAAGAGTTATAAAGAAGATTTTACTAGTGCTTTATATTCTTGCGTGTCTTTTTGTAGTAATGCTTGTAAACAGTGAAGCATTTGTAGGTGAACCGATTGGTTCGGCAATAGCAGCAGTGTTATGTATCATAATACTACCTCTACTTGCGTATATTATTCTTTTACGTCTGGTTAGATGGATATTTAAATAGTAACAATCTCATTGCTAAATCTAGGACACCGCAAAAACATTCCTAATGCCTGTATCATTGCTATAGTTCCATCTATCTTCTTCTTATCTACTGCCTTATTCGGTTTAACATTACCATTATAATCAGACTTCAAAGTAACATTTCTAAAGCAGTACCTGTTTATTTCATTGTTATCAATAACTGCCTTACCAGATAGTATCAGCCTTTCCAGTTCTCTAGTAGGCATATTAAAGTTACCTAGTGTTTGTGGATATTCTTCTAATGGTAATCCCTGCTCTGTAGAATCTATAGCCCATTGTGTAGCATTATACTTGTCATATCCTACAGACTGGATATTAACTACATCAGCATATCTAAGCATATCAGTAGTTATATAGTCATAATCGGTAACATTACCACTGGTAACAGTAAGATACCCCTGCTGCTTCCAGTATTTGTAAAGTTCCTTATCTGCCTTATCCTTTAATGCCGATTCTGGAAGATAGTAATGTGTTTTGAAGTAGTAAGTACCATCCAGTACTACTAAGTAAGCTACAGCAGTCAAATCCGAAGTAGCAGCTAAATCCACACCTACATAGCAATCTATACCAGCAAACTTATTAAGGTCTACTTCCTGACTGCACTTAATAATATAGTCCTCTGGTAGCCACACATTAGAACTATCACACCATAAATTCAAAGTCTTAGTTTTAACTCCAACTTCATCAGCAGGGTTATTTATTGCCTGTTGTACCTGTCCCCTAATGTATTTGGAAGTAACTGTAATATCCAAGTTTGGTGCACATTTAACCCAGTTCTCTTCATCTCTCCAATCATCATCAGCATCTAAGGAATAGATAGCTATAAACATTTCATCATCTACCTTTAAGCCATTAAGCACTTCTATAGCTACGGTTCTTAATTGGTAACAGGGTAAAGTTTTATCGAAGCCAGCAGTAGTAATAGTACAAAGATGTGGATTCATCCTCATCCCCATACTGGACTTAATAACATCACGTACTTTACTATTCTTAGCAGCGTGATATTCATCCAATAAACCAAAGCTGGCATTAAATCCATCCAGCTTACTATCATCAGCAGCCAATACTTTCAACTTGGAATTAGTAAGGTTAAACAGAATATCAGCTCTATAGGCTGTAAGATACTTGCCTTTAGAATCCAATCCCTTACTAAACTTGCTACACATACCAAAGGCTATCTTAGCCTGCTCTTTACTATTAGCAGCCAGTAATACTTCTGCACCATCTTCACCATCAGCTATTAAATAATACAAGCATAAAGCAGCAGCTAAAGCTGTCTTACCCTGCTTTCTACTTACTTCTATATAGCTGCTAGTATATCTTCTGGTAGTAGTTCCCTTCCAGTAGAATCCAACTATATTAGCTATTATAAACTGCTGCCATCCTTCTAAGATGAATGGTTTACCAGAATGTTTACCTGTATAATGCTTCAATGTGCTGATAAATAGAATGGCTCTATCTACCTTATCCTCTTTAAATTCCAAATCATCCCTTTTAAGGTCATTCTGGAATCTCTTACAAGCCAGCTTAATAGTTTCACCAGCTATTATTTCACCATTAAGAACCTTACTACAGTATTCATAGTAAAGTTTGGTATTCATTACCTAGTTTCCTTTCCTTCCTTTATAAACTGCTCAAATGGGTTATACCCGTCCTGTTCTACTTTAGGCAATTTAGTTCTAGCCTTAGCTGTTAGTCCGAACTCCAGCATAACTTTCATAGCTTGTGTTTGAGCATCTTTAGCAATCTTAATAGCTGGGTGCGGTGCAATGTTACCCCTATCACTGGTAACAGTCAAACCTTCATCTTCTAACTGTTTGGATGCCTTAATGAACATACTGTAGTTTCTAGCCAGCATTGTTAAAGCTGCACTATCCACATTCTCTAACATACCAGTACTATCTAGCTGTTCTAGTACATTCTGCATATATACCTTAGCATCCTTTTCAATGTCCTTTGGAATAGTGTAATTTATCATATTATAGTCTATTTAATTTTTATAATTTATAAAGCTATGTAATGGCTCTAGTTGACTTATAATCACTATAATATAATTATTAAAGAATGTGAATTATTTATTTGGAAGTCTGTTAAGATGTTAGTAAATTTGTAATACAATTAAAGGCCAAACTATGGAAAGAAGAAGTAATTACCCAATAGAAATTAAAGCTAAAATAGACCTAAATACAGACCTGCTACTAACGGAACTACAGCAATTACTAGGCAAAGACAGGTCTAAACTACTAAGATTGATAATAGCAGATTTCTTTAATAGAAATATTGATATTATAGATGAACATACTAACCACAAATCAGATAAAGCACCACTGATAGAAGCCATACTAAAAGACTTCTTTAATTATAACAGGGAAACCATTAACCAGTACATTAAATTCAAGAATGATAAGACCACCTAAATCAGTCCTTCTACAGTATATATATGATTACGGACTAGACAAAGCAGCAGCATTATTTCACATTGATACAGAAACAGCAGATAAGATAATTAACTGGAAGCCACAATATGACCAGTACAGCTACAATACAGTAATAGATAAGCCACTTCATAGAAATGCTTCTAAGATAGCTGATATAATAGCTAAACATTATCCCGAATTAGTAAAGCAATACACCACATACTATAAAGATACTATCTATATGTCCCAGACTGTAGAAGATTTCCTACAGAAAGCAGTAATAAGATGTATGGAAGTAGGGCTGGAAGATGTAACAGAAGAATCTGTATTAGAACTACTAAGAGTGCAATTCAATACTATAAGATGCTATGCTAAGAAGTCCAGCTATACAATGAATAGTAAATTAGCACCATTGGAAGTACAGAATGAAGAAGGTGAATACATAATACCATCAGAACTATATGCCATACCTAAAGAAACCGAATAAGCAGCCTTCCAGAACATTTAACAGGGAAGAAAGACAGAAGATATACCAATCTACCAAATGGAAGGAATTAAGGCAGGCAAAGCTAATGCAGCAGCCATTATGTGAACTTTGTTTAGCCAAAGATATTGTCAAACCAGCAGAAGATATTCACCACATAGATTCCTTTATGAATTATACTGGCACTAAAAGACTAGCCAAAGCATTTGACTTTAATAACCTTATGTCTATCTGTAAAGAGTGCCACGCAAAAGA